TTTCTACGCAGGATAGCTGGCCACCATTGTAAATACTAAAATACTTACTAAATCTATATTTTCATTGAACCAGGCATGCGCTAGCATGACTTTATCTCTAAGGTTATGTAAACTCAGTGGCATCTCGTTGGTCTCCTCAGTGTTAATCTCTTTAAATTTTATCTTACAAAACCTATCAAAGATAAAATCTTGCATTATTTTATGATATCTATATTCAAATTGCATATTATATTCACTGTTTCATAAGTTATATTTAATATTTAGTGAGTATGCCTCTTCGTTTCTGTAGGCAGGCCAGCTAAATGGTTATATCTACATAGTTCAAAAAATTTCGGTCTCGGAGCGGTCGGACTCTGAGATTCTTTCAGTTATTTAAAAAATGAACTTAAACCCTCCAGTATGATTTTATCGTATTCGTATATGTCTATAATGCCTTCGTTATATTTTTCTTTACCTATGAAAGTATCGTTAATTTCTTCAGGATAAGGTCTTCGGACGCTGTCTTTAACGCACTCTAAGACCATTATGTGTTTTTTCATCTTTCTATTAATCTGGTGTCTTACGGAAGTAATAAGATAACGACCTGACATGTAAATATCATTATCGGTTGGTTCTGAACCTGTCTTTGGTTCATAAGACGGCATTTCAAAAGTAATAAGATCGCCTGCTTGAATACCTGTAAATCCATTTACTGTTAATTGTAATTTAAATGATTGAAATGCTAATCTTTGAGATAATCGTTTTTGAAGTATATCTTTAATTGGTGGTCTTTCTACTTCGCCATGTAACTGTGATGTAATAGACCATAGATATAATGTTGATTCAGGATATTCTGATAGTGTTTTACCCTCTCTTAAATATTTTGGCAATATACCTTTTTCATTATCTCTCGTGCCATCTCTATTTGATTCTGTATGAAAACTATTTTGATATTCATTTTCATAACTAAAATCTGTTTCTTCGTATGTTTTATTAAATTGGTCATGTGTTATTAGTTTACTTGCAAAAACACCATTTCTTAAATTTTTAAGTGTATCAAATTGATCTACGATGGCATAATCCATAACTACTTGCATTTCATTTTTTATATCTTTTTCTCCCATGTTATCTGATATATTGGCAGGTTTAGGTCTAAATCTTGCAACAACGGGTCTAGCTGTATTGGATTCTACTGCTAACATACTTTCAAGTGAACGATAATTGAAACCTCTACTTGTTTCATAAAAATGATAACCTGCATTATGAAATTTTAAACTACGAGATAATAAAGATAAATCATCTATTGCATCAAAAGGTCTTAATCTACTAAAAACATGTTTATGTAAGCCTAATGATGGTTCGTAAAAAAAGTTTTTTGCTGATGATAAAAAATCTGTGTTCTTTGTTATGTTGGCAATCATATTTGAATGTGTATCATATTGTGCATTTGAAACAACTACTAATTCATTTGTTAACATCTCTTTACTACAAAAATGTATAATATATGCCTGTGATCTTGGATTTATTCCTGTTCTATTTTGTATTTTGTAAATATACATTGGATTGCCGGTCTTTTCTGAAAAATCATAACCAAAAGGACTAGATGGTGTGTATAATTTAAATTCTAATCTTTCATTACCTGTTAATGGTAATTTTCCTACTATGTTTTGTGAATCAACAATGAATAAATTTCCTGATAATGTTTTATTATGGATACTTTCAAATATATTTAAATCAGCAACCATTGTGTCTATGCCAATTTTATCAGGTTGATTATCGCCATTTGCTGAACGATATGAAACAAAAACTATATCTGTTAAATTGTATTGACCTGGTTTTTTAAGAACACTTGAATCAAGTGTATCATATAAATTACTCATTACTGACCCATTAAGTTTTCAAATTCTTCTAATAATAAAGGCAAATATGCGGCGTTTAATAATTTAATTTGTCTTTTTTCGTCTTGTAATCTTTGTTCGTATTCTCTATTTGTTACGGCTACAGCATTTGGTGTGTTACTGTTTACTTCTATCTTGTGTGAATAATCACTAGGTCCTTCTCCATTTGTTTTACCACTAGATTGTGTAATTTCATAATGGTGAACACCATCTGGATTAGAATACTTATCTGTTAAATAATTCTCAAATTCATACGTTGTTAATGGCCAGCCATAATATCTATCAGTAATATTATTTGTTAACAAAATAACCCAATGATAGTAAGTACTACCAAAATGTTTTAAAGAAGTTATTTCAGGTGTTTCTCCTTCAGGTATGTCGTATAAATCATATAAACTAACTTCATTTAAAATTTTTGATCTAACTTTAACTCTCATCATCAAGTTAGTAACTAATTTCTCGTCACCATTACCTTTTAAATCATAAGTGCCTTTTTGAAAATATGAAAAATACATTAAAATCCTTCAGCTATAGTTTTTTTAGTCATAATTTCAGTTTCAGCAAAATTTAATGACATTTTTGTATATACAGGAGCAGCACCTAATTCGTCGCCTGCAAAAGTTGTGAACACGCCTTCATCGCCATGTTGTAAATCCATTTTTGTTAATACGCATTTACTAATTTTTGGTATATACATATTTTGCTTATCTAAGTACATAAATGTTAATTGAAATTGTGATGGTACAATAAAATCATTTGCTTTACCTAATTCGGGGTGCATGTGAAATTTTAATAAATGTATAATTTTTCTAGCACTATCTAATTCTTTTCTATTTCTAGGAGCAAATTCAAAATTGTATTGAAATTCTCTCATAGGTACATCTTTAAACACCATCTCTAAATTATTATTAAATGCACGACCTGTTACTTTTTGTAAAGCACCTTTTAAATCACCAGCTCCTGGTATCATAGAAGTAATCATAGTACCTGCTTCAGTACCTATTTTTTTCATAATTTCTATTGATCTAGCACCTGCATCTGAAAAACTACCTACGCCTAATATATCACCTATCATTCCTGTTTCAACACCAGCATGATTTACTGTATATGTAGTTTTAATTCCTGGAGGAGTATATAAAATAACTGTATCAGCTACTCTTGTATGCCTTGAACCAACAATACCTTTATTAATTCCTGAAGATTGATTTGTAATTCTACTTTTACCATTTAATAAATTAGCACTTCGACCACCACCTTTAATATTTTTTGCTGCTAATGCTGATATTTGATCTTGTCCTAGTGCTGTTGCTCCTGCTTTTATACCTTTTAAAAGTGCTTGACCTATATCTGTGCCTATTGTAGTAGTTTCTAATATGTCTATAATAATGTAATGACCTGTTCCTAAATTTTGTACATTATCAGGATAATAAACTGTTCCATATTCATAAGGATTTTGTTTCATGTGAGCTGTAGGGCTCGTATCATCAAGTTCTAATGGAGATTTGTTTAATATTTTTGCTGCGGCAGCATTTGTTTGAATACTATTTTTTGCTTTATCAAATAAACTACCTGCTAATCCACCTGCAACACCTGCTATACCACCGCCTGTTAAATTGCCAGATAAATTACTTAAATTTTTTTGAACTATATTTGCTACTTTTCCTAACACGATAAATACCTTTATTAATATTAATATTTATATGTGATATGACAAAGAGTTATAAAGGAATATATAAACCTACTAACCCCAAAAAATACGTTGGTGATCCTAATAGAATAGTTTATCGTTCATTATTGGAAAGACGTATGATGGTTTATTTGGATAAAAATGATCATGTTGAATTTTGGGCAAGCGAAGAAGTACCTATTGTATATCGTTCACCAATAGATTATCGTATTCATAGATACTTTCCAGATTTCATTTTTAAGTTAAAAAGTGGTAAAAAATATATGGTAGAGATTAAACCATATAAACAATGTTTTCCTCCAAAAGCACCTAAAAAACAAACCAAATATTTTATACGTGAACAACTAGAATATCTTAAAAACCAAGCCAAATGGACTGCAGCTAAAACGTATTGTGAGGGTAATGACTTAGAGTTTAAAATATTTACTGAAAAAGATATAGGTGTCTATAACTAACATAAATATAGTAAATGGCAAATATATTAGATAACCTTGTAAAAAAACAAGGCGATACGACAAAATCAGCAGCATGGTATAAAGAAGCTATATCTTCTGTAGCAGATAAAATTACTGCTAATAAATTGATGAGTCAAGGCAAATTAACAGCAAGACCAAATATTGGTTTATTAAATTTATTTTTTTATGATCCAAAATATAAAAAGACTCTGCCTTTTTATGATATATTTCCATTAGTATTACCTTTAGAGGTTATACCAGGTGGGTTTAGTGGATTAAATTTTCATTATTTACCTCCTGTATTAAGATTAAGGTTATTAGAAAATATGCAACGTTGGGCAACAAATAATAAATTAGATTCAACAACAAGATTTGATGTTAGTTGGCGTAGAGTTAAATCTATACCATTGGTAAAACCAACAATTAAAAAATATTTGTATAGACATGTTAGATCAAGATTTTTAAAAATTGATATAACACAGGCAGCTATTGCATGTTATTTACCAGTACAACAATTTCAAAAAGCAACTGATGCTCGTGTATATAGTTCTTCTAGGAGTATGATCTAATGGCAATATTAAGAGGTGGTGTTCGTATAGGTGGTTTTGATATTAGATTAGGATTACCACGTGATCGTTCATTGGATAATGTGGAAAATGATCCACGTTTTAGACAAAAACCAGGTGGAAATCCTCAAACTACTATAGGTCGTTTTCAATCATATGTTAATGAAGCGGAAGGTTTTGCTCGTAAGGCAAGATTTTATGTTGAATTTAATTTGCCTAGAAGTTCAGGTAGCACTGCTAGTCCTATAACTGCACCAACAACTTTAAATGCACAAAATGCTGATGGTGATATAACAATTGAAAATTTAAATCTATCTACTTCTGAACAAGAATCTTTAAATACATTTAGAGATCAAAAAGAAATGATTTCTTTACAAAAAAGTAATGCACGTAGAGTACAAGCATTTTGTAGTGCCATATCTATGCCAGATAGAAATATTGAAACAAAAGAAATTAGACATCATGGTCCTGCATATAAGTTAGCATTTGATTATAAATCTTCTGATATAACTGCAACATTTTATTGTGATAAATTTTTAAGAGAAAGATCATATTTTGAAACTTGGCAAGCGGCTGTTTTTAGTTTACAATCTCAAAATTATAATTTTTATGATAATTACATATCTGATGTTAATATATTTCAATTAGGTCAATTTGCTAGTAAAAATGAAAGAGATGATGTTACTTACGCAGTTAAATTATTTGAATGTTTTCCTAAAACTATTGGACCAGTACAATATAGTTATGAAAATAATGCTGTACAAACTTTTGAAGTAACATTTACATTTAGATATTGGATAAATTATTTTTTAGAAAGATCAGGCAATATAGAATTAGGTTCACCAAACTTTAGAAACGTTGAAGTTAAAAACGGTTTTGGAGCATTTGGAGGACTAATAAATAAATTACCACCAGAATTAAGACGTGCTGGTGTTGATGTATTAGAAGGATTAAAAAGACGTATACCAATCGGCGGTATTACAGGTGGTAGAGTGTTTCCACCATTTGGTAATTTTCCGCCACTTAATTTATAATATAAGGAGATAATTATGGCTTTGCCTAGAGTTGATGTACCAACATATGAGTTGACATTACCATCAGAAGATAAAAAAATAAAATACAGACCTTTTCTTGTGAAAGAAGAAAAAATATTGTATATTGCATTAGAAACTGGAGATAATAAAGAAATGGTCAATGCTTTAAAAGAAGTTGTTAAAGCTTGTACGTTTGACGTATTAAATGTGGATAGACTGCCAATATTTGATGTTGAATATATCTTTTTACAAATTAGAGCTAAATCGGTATCAGAAATTACAAAATTCAGAACCATATGTCCTGATGATGGCAAGACTTATGTTGAAACAGAAGTTGATTTAACAAAAGTTGAAGTTCAAGTTGATGATGAACATACAAATAGAATAATTATTGATTCAGCGAGAAATTTAGGTATAGTGCTGAGATACCCTACATTAAAAAATTATGATATAGGTAAGGGTATTGATAGTTTTGAAGTTGATAAAGTTTTTTCAATTTTAATTGATTGTATTGACCATATATTTGAAGGAGATAAAATATATCCTGCAAAAGATAGTTCAAAACAAGAATTGAAAGATTTTATTGAAAGTTTACCTCAAGAATCTTTTGTTAAAATTAAAACATTTTTTGATACAATGCCAAAATTAAAACACGAAATATCAGTTACTAATCCTAATACAGGTGTAGAGAATAAAATAATATTGTCTGGAATATCTGATTTTTTCGGATTAGCCTCGCCCACAACACGCTAGAGGCATATTTTGAAACTAATTTTGCGTTGATGCAACATCATAAATATTCATTATCTGAGATTGAAAATATGTTGCCGTGGGAACGTGATATATACATTTCATTATTGACTAATTATATTAAAGAAGAAAACGAAAGAAAACGTAGGGAGAGTCAATGAACGTAGAGAATAAAGAAACAGATTTTAATACAAAATGGCGTCCAGCTATGGGTTGGTTATATCTGACTGTTTGTGCTTTTGATTTTGTTATATTTCCAATATTATGGAATTTAGCACAAGCTACATATTTAAAAAATATTATTTTTACTCAATGGTCGCCTTTAACATTACAAGGCGCTGGTTTTTTTCATATTTCTATGGGTGCCGTATTAGGAATATCCGCATATGGTAGAACACAAGAAAAAATTGAAACTAAAAAAATTGAAGCTAAAAAAATAAATTTAAACGAAGATCAAATGGGGTAAATGGCTGAAGATAAAAAACTAGATTCTGTAATGTTGGCTGTAGGTGTTGATCCTAGAACTGGCCAATATAATAAAGTTAAAGCAGAAGAAACATTAATAGGTGATTTAAAAGAAGAAACTAAAAAAACTATTGGTGAAGAATTTGATCAATTTAAACAAGAACCTGATATGCAGAGAAAAGGTGATGCTAAGTTACCTAGATTAACTGAATTAAAAAAAGCATCACAAATTAGTGGTGGTAATTTAAATTCAGAAGCTGCATTAGGTTTAATGAGAAGTATTGAAAGTAATGTTGTATTAGAAACAAATAAAGTTCAACAATCTATAATGAAAACTTTTTTACCTGTAGAAGTTGAATTAAAAAGAACAATAGATTTATTATCATCGCCTAATGAAATGGCTCAAGATGAAGCACTTGATAGAATGGAATCAATACAAAAAGTTATGGGAGTTGATTTTGAAAAAATTGCTAATGCAATGGGTACAAATGTAAAAGAATTAATTGCTGCTAGACAATTTCAAAGAGAAGAAAGAAAAAAAGAAGAAGATTTAAAAGAAAATATAAGACAAGAACGTTTACAAATTAGAGATGAATTAAGAGAAAGAAATATTAATACAATATTAGATGAAAAAACAAACACATTAAGAGTTCAAAGTTTTGCAGAAGAAAAACAATTTAAAAAAGATATAATTATTAAAGAAAAAGAATTACAAGCATTAACACGTGAAAATAATAAAACAATAAAAGAATTAAGAAAAAAAGAAGATTATAATAGAGAAGATGAAAAAAAAATATTGGCATTAAAAAAAGATGAATTAAAAAAAGAAAAAGAATTAAATGAAATGAAAGAGAAAGCTGGTATAAAACCTCAAGAGAGTGCTCAAGGTTTTTTATCACAAACATTTGGTGCCGCCTTTTCTGAAACAAAAAACTTCGGCAAAGAGTTAAAAATGATTGGTAATTCATTAGGTAGTACATTTAAAAATTTACCTGGTACTATTGGTAATTTTGCTAAAGGTTTAGGAAGTGGAGTATTAACGGTAGGAAGATTTGTTGGAGGATTAGCATTAGGTGCAGGTAAATTTTTATTATTTGGTTTGGCTATTGGTTTAATAATAATGGGTGTATATAAACTATATCAAGGTATAATGACCGTAATTAATAAAATCAAGTCGTTTTTTGGTTTTGGTGGCGATAAAGAAAAAGAAAAAGTAGAAAATCAACCTACAGAAAAAACTGGTGAATTAAATCAAAAAGAAGTTGGTAAAGATAAATCTATTGCACCATCTAAAAGTATGGGCGAAGCTGAAAAGTTTTTAAATCCTGAAGGAAAAGTAAAAGAATTATCTAAAGAAGAATTTGATGGTTTATCAAAAAAAGATAAAGATTTATATGTACAAGCAAAAGGAGCTGAACAACAAGGTTTATTACCTATATCTTCTAAACCTACAATTCAACCAATACCTAAAGATACTAACGTTAATAAAATGAGTACTGATTTAATGGCTGCTAAAGAAGAAACAAAACCTGCTAATACTGTGGTTGCACCAACTTCACAAATTGTAAATAATAGTAACACTACACAATCTGTAACTATGTCTCCTACAAACTTGGATCGTTCTTTTATAAATTTAAATTCAGTGCCAATTTAAATGATGGCCATTTCTGGCCACCATCAAGTATTAGTAGAGAGAGATTTTACTCGTCATCTGCCAATTTACTAAAGTAAGATAACGTATCGTCATCATCAACAGCAGATTGAGTATTTTTACCATTACTTTTTACTGAACCATTGGATTTAACCGGAGGGAGTTCGGCGTTTTCAACAGTTGCAGTACTTCTAGTTCCCGTAATTACCCTATTCAGTTTCTCTTTGAGTTCATCATAGGTCTTAAAATTACTAGGGGCCAAGAAAGGCATTAGAGGATACTGTTTAGACCAGATTGCTTTAATCTTATCATCATTATCAGCAATTGGTGTTACAGACTCAAATTCAGATTTATCATAATTCCAATAACCATCAACTTTTCTTATTTTTAGTTTAAAGTTAGCACCTTTCCAAAAATCAAATGGATTAATTGGTTTTTCATCTTCAAATGCCGGCTGTATTACTTCCAAAATCTTATCAAATACTTTTTTACCATATTTAAATATAAATACTTTGCCTTCATTTTCTGGATGAGAAGGATCACTTATAACCAATATATTAGAATAGTATGATAATTTTCTTCTTCTTTTTCTTGCTATTTCTTTATCAGATTCAACACCTGAATTCCATAATCTAGTATTTTCTTCACTTACAGGATCTTTTTGATTTAGTGTTGTTAATGAGTTCTCAATATACCAACCACCTTTATCTTGAAAGGCATGAGA